TTGCACAAGCAGACGAAGCAGCAGCATTATCAGAAACAGATACAGCTTCTTCATTCGTATCAGTTGCAGTTAAAAAATTTGGTGGACAACAAACATTGTCAGTTGAATTATTAGACAGAAGCTCACCAGTATTTTTTGATGAACTTGTACGTCAAATGGAATTTGCCTACGCTAAAGCAACAGACGCATACGTAATGGGCGAAGTTGCAAACGCAGGTACATTAAACGCAACAGCAGCAGACGAAGACAGAGAAGGACTATTAGAATACGTTTCTTCTGCAGCAGCAGCTGTTTATTCAGCTTCACTTGGTTTTGCTCGTAACATTGTAGTTAGCCCACAACAATGGGGTAAAATTATGAGTTACAACGAAGCAGGTCGTCCAATCTATACAGCGACTCAGCCAAGTAATGCCGGTGGAAATGTTTCTCCACAAAGTTTAAGAGGTCAAATTGCAGGACTTGATATGTACGTATCACGTTCCGTAAGTGGAACTGGTGGAACTGGTCTAGGCGATTACTCAATGGTTGTATTGAATCCTGATTCATACACCTGGTACGAATCACCAAGATTGTCTCTACGCACTAACGTAATTAACACAGGTCAAATTGACGTAAATTATTACGGATACGGCGCACTAGCTACAAAAATTGCAGCTGGAGCAAACTGGTTTAACAAGGCTTAAACCCTAAAACGTGAGGCTAGTCTCGCCCCTGTGGCTAGCCTCACCCTAAAAGAGAGGAAATAAAATGCCAGTATTAGTAACAGCAGCTCAGTTAAGAGCTGTACTTGGCGTTCCAAATACTCTTTACGATGACACAGCATTAAACGCAATCATTGACACATCAGAAGACGCTATTGGTGATTTTCTTATTCAATGGAAAGTCGGAATAGATAAACATTATTCAGAAACAGCAACCGAAACAACAATACACACAACAAGACCACACAAATTTTATGAAACACAAACAGTAGCCATATCTGGTGTTGAAGCACACGTTAACGGCAATAAAACAATATCTGCAATAGTAGATGAATATACTTTTAGAATTACAACCACAAGCGCACCAGTACACACCGATTACAGATTTGTTATACCTAATGGTATTGCAGCTGAAAACGATTTAAGTCAATACAATGGCGTAGCAGCTGTAGAAGAAGCTGTACTACAAATAGCAGTAGACGTATTTCAATCAAGACTAGCTGCAGGTGGCACACAACAAGCCCTCGATTACACACCAGCCCCATACAGAATGGGCAGAACCCTTTTGTACAAAGTCACAGGTTTAATAAGTAAATATATTGACTCTAATAGTCAAGTAGGTTAACTATGCCTTTAAGTACGCTACGTTCAGGTCTTAAAACAGCAATTACAGATAACACAAAATATTCTGCATACGACCACGTACCAGATATTATAATTCCACCAGCAGCTCTTATTTTAGCTGGTGACCCATACCTTGAACCAATTGCTATTGGTAACTCAAAGAATTGGTACGTAAGACTAACTCTTGAAATAGTCAGCACTACGTATTCAAACCCAAGCGCATTAACAAACTTGGAAGATGATATAGAAACAATCTTGGCACTTATACCGACTAATTGGGTTATACTGTCAGTATCTAGTCCGAGAATTAGGCAGACAAATAGCACAGATTTGCTATCTGCTGAAATCCAACTACAAACAGCCTACACAGGCTAGGAAAGGCAACAATGGCAACAACTATTTTAAGTGGTCGTCAATTAACTCTAAGTGTTAACGGAAATAACTACTCAGAGCAAATTACTTCTTCTGCTATCAACTTTGATACAGAAAGATTAACTTTTGACACCCTTGCAGGCAAAGCATACAAATACATAGATTCAAACGTCACACTTGACGTTGAGTTTTTAAACGACGCAGGCGCATCACCAAACAGCTTGTACAAAGTATTATGGGACGGAACTGAAACAGCCCCAGACACTACAATTGCGTTTATTTTGACATTAAAAACTGGTGTAACATTAACTGGTTACGTATTGCCACAATATCCAAGCGTTACAGCTTCAGGTGGAGACGTACAAACTTGTTCAGTATCATTACAAGTTGTAGGTATACCAACCGAAGACCTAACAGCATAACAACAACAAACAGAACAGGGGCACACAAATGCTTAAACTTAAATTATTATGGGAATTAGAAACAGGTGAGAAGTTTGAAGAATGGACAAGACCAATTGAACTATCACTTGCAGAAAAAGAACTATATTCAGGCAAGTCAATTGTTAAAATACTTATTGAAGAAAGCACACCAAGTAACACGCTTCTTTTATTCTTGGCTCACAAGATTCAACAACGTGTCACCAAAAAAGTCGAGAGCTTTGATTCTTGGAAAAGCAAAGTCACCGATATTACAGCTTCTGATTTTGAGACAGCAAATTTTACCAAGCCCGAAGCGTCGGGCGAGTAGCAGTAGAACTAGCAATAGCAACTGGGATAACACCGGACTATTGGCTCAATGCCGAACCCGAAATATGGGCAACGGCTATAGACATATTGAACGAGCAAGCTAATGGCTAAAGCAATTCAATTAGTTAAAGTTGATAAAGATTACCGAGGTTTACTTCGTGCTTTTAGTAAGATGGATGATATTGCTAAGAATGATATGAAAAAGATTGCTAGCGCGTTGGCTGAAAGAGGTGCTAATTATGCTAAAGGTGCAGCTAGTAGTGCGCCTTATAATGTTAAACAAGCACAAGCCGTTGCTGATTCGATTAAAATATCTAAGTCTGATAAAGCACCAAGTTTTAGTATTGGTGGTAATCGTAAAGTTGGCTCTAGTGCTTTTAGTGCTGGTTATGTGATAATGGGTAATGAATTCGGGTCAAAGCAATACAAACAGTTCCCTAGACGCTCTGGCAAGGGTGGTAAAGAGGGTTGGTGGTTGTATCGTGCTATGTCAAGATTTCAACCTACAATTGCTCAGGAATGGCTTAAAGGTTATGAAAAAATTAGAGACGCTTGGAAAGCAGGTTTATAATGGCTGACATTAGGACACTTAAACTAGCGTTACTTGCTGACACTAAACAATTTATAGACGGACTTGATAAAGCCGATAAAGAAACAAAAAGTTTTAGCAGTAAATTAGGTAGCGCACTTAAAACTGGTGCTTTGGCTTTTGCAGCTCTTGGTGCTGCTGCTGGTGCTGCTGCAATTAAAATTGGTGTAGATGCTGTTAAAGCAGCCATTGAAGATGAGAAAGCCCAAATATCTTTAGCACAAACACTTAAGAACGTAACTAAGGCTACAGACGCTCAAGTTAAAGCCACAGAAGATTATATTGACAAAACAGCACGCGCTACAGGTATAGCAGATGACCAATTACGCCCAAGCCTTGACAGACTTGTTAGGTCAACACAAGACGTTACCAAAGCACAAAAACTACAACAACTTGCATTAGATATTGCTGCAGGTACAGGTAAAGATTTAGCAACAGTTACCGAAGCCCTTGGTAAAGCCTATGACGGCAACCTTGGCGCATTAAAACGTATTGGCGTGCCTCTTGATGAAAACATTGTAAAGACTAAAGATTTTGATGCAGCCGTTATTGCTTTATCTGAAACCTTTGAAGGACAAGCTGATGCAGCAGCTAATACTTTTGCTGGTCGTCTTGCAAGGTTTAAGGTTGCAATAGATGAAGCCAAAGAAAGTTTAGGTCAAGCACTCTTACCTTTACTTGAACGCTTTGCAAAGTTTGCAACAGATACTCTTGCACCTGCTTTACAAGGAATTATTGACGGCTTGACAGGTAAAAAGAAATCTGTTGTTCCGTCTCTTGGTATGTTTGCAGAAGCAACCAATGAGGGTGAAGAAGCTGGTTATAACCTTGGTGTTGCTCTGCGTGAACTTGGTTCAGGACTTGGTTCATTAGCAGGAGCATTTGATAGTAATACTTCAAGTGATTCAGGCTTTGTAAGATTCATTAACTTACTTACACGTATGGTTGAGGGCTTAGATTCTTTGTTTGCCAAACTTGATGCAGCTGTACAAAGATTTAGAGATTTCAAACAAGCATTTGATGATTCACTAATAGGACAATTTGCAAGTGCGACAGGACAATTTGCCCCAGATGCCCCACTATCAGGCAAAGTACAAGGCTTAGTAGGAATTAACACACAGAAGCCTACAATAATTGTTAACAACAACATTAAAACAGCTGTAGACCCACAAGCCACAGCTAGAGCAATAACTAAAGTTACAAACACAGCAACTAAAACAACAGGTATAAAACCTTTCAACTTCGGCTTTAGATAAACCTATGACAGTTTATACGCCAACTTATCGGGTCACTATTGCAGGTGTTGTACAAACAGCCGACATACTTTCAGGTGGCACAATCACCTATGGTCGTAACGATTTCTTTGAAGCAACACAACCAAGCTATTGCAACATAGAACTATTAAATAAAGACGGCGCAAGCCCAGTAGTTGAACTATTAGACGTTGTAATTATTGAGGTTACAAACTCAACAGGTTCTTTTGTTAAATTGTTTACAGGTGAAGTTTCAGGTGTTTACAACAGATTAGAAGCAGCTGGCGCAGGTGGTAAACCTAACACTTTACAAATTCAAGCAATAGGCGCACTTGGTTTACTTGTCAAACGTACGGCTGGTGCTGTTAGTTACCCAGAAGAATTAGACGGCGCACGCCTTGAACGTATCTTACAAGAGACTTTGTTTATTGCTTGGGAAGATTTAAGTAACACACAAACTTGGGACGATTTTACTACCGAGACTTGGGATGGTTACGGCATACAAGGCATAGACACAATTGACCCAGGACGTTACGAAGTACTAGCTAGAACAGCTGAAATAGACCAAGCCTTTAATCTTACAGATGAAACCCAACAATCAGGCTTAGGGTACTTATATGACACCACAGATTTTCAAATCGGTTATGCCGACGCTGAGCGAAGAATAACTAACTATTCAACTAACTTGATTGAACTAGACGCTAACCTGGCTAATGCCGATATACAAACAAGATTACAAACAGCCGACATTGTTAACAGCGTTGTCATTCAATACGACGACCCAGTACTTGAAGAAGCAGCCCAAAACGATACGTCAATAAATGATTATGGTTTGTTACAAGAAATTAGAAGAACCATATTAGCTCAACAATTAGATGCCCAAGAACAAGCTGTAAACTTTGTTAACTTTAGAGGAACACCTAGAACCTCATTAGAAGAAGTATCAGTAAACCTGGCTAATGATGCTATGACCAATACTGTTAGAGATGATTTACTAGCTGTGTCTATGGACACTTTGTTATACGTTGACAATATCCCAGTAGGGCTTATATCTTCAGGGTTCTTTGAGGGCTTTGTTGAGGGCTGGACTTGGTCACTTGGTAGACGAAACATAGAACTCACTATGTCTGTATCTAACTCAATTTACTCAACTCTTGATGTACAATGGGAAGACTACAACCCATTAACCCAATGGCAGAATCTAGACAATACAACTATGTGGCTTGACGTTATTTAAGAAAAGGATAAACTAGAACAATGGCAACTACTACGACCAATTACGGGTTTGATATACCCCAATCAACAGATTTAGTTAAAGACGGCGCTACGGCTATTGCCACGCTAGGTCAAGACATAGATACAGCTATGAATACAGCCCTTGGTACTAAAAAGGCTGGAATGGTTTTATTGAATACAACTAGTTTTAGTGGAGTAGCCAGTCAAAGTTTTAATGATGTTTTTAGTGCAACTTACAATAATTATTTAATTAGAGGTGACATAGATGACACTTCAGGAGCAGGCGCAAATTTTAGACTGAGAGTTGG